TCTTCTCTCTTTAGCTGATGTCATAGCTATCTCTACCCTGGGGGTGGCCAGCTCTTTAACTCTCTTAAGATCAGAGTTCTTAAGAATCTCCGTAAGTTTGTGGTTCGTAATTGCACCAGCCTGTATAGCATCCCACTCTTTAGGCTCTATCACAACCTGAGTTTTCTTAGCACCAACCCTAAGACGAGCTGACTCTAAGGCTAAGAACCTTACCTTCTTAAGACTCGCACTATCCATAGTCGGATTAGCAGCTCTCTTAGCAGCGACCTGAACACCCGCAAAGACCTGAGCCTGACGTTCTAATGGACGGTTCATTAAGGCCACATTAAGCTTAGCATTGAGAGACTTAACCTCATTAGCATAGGCTACTCTAGCAGAGGGAGAGTACGGAACAGTCTTAGTATTAACTGCTTCTCTTCTAGCTATGTTAGCCAGATTCTTTAACTTATTAGAGTGTTCTGCATAGACGTTCTCTATAGCCGTACCAGAGGATAGAGTGAACGCATTGTCAGTCTCTACTAACTTCTTAGACACGGTAGTGTAGGGCTTTGTCTTACCCGTTTCTGTATAGACCTTCTGACCTGTCTCTGGATCTATAGTAGTCTTAACTACAGGGTAGGACCTACCTGTAGGCACATACACTAACTTACCAGTCTCACGATCTACTGGACCACCATCAATAGCCTTACGAAGCTTTTTCTCTGGAACGTCTGCCCTTGACTTAGCTCTTGAAACTAATGTTGAAGCACCAGCCTTACCGCTTTCAGTGTAGGGTGTCTGATACTTTGCTTTAAGAAGAGTGATACTGTTGTCCCTAGCAGACGCCTTATAATCGAGGTTATGTTTCTCAGCATCAATGACTACCATAGAATGTCTAATTGCTTTAGCAAGATCTGTTGTATTAGCTCCACGAATAGTCATGTCTGTAATTAGGTTTGACACAAGACCCATTTGAGTACCTTTAGTCTGAGTCGACATTGGGATCATACCAGGGTACTCTTTATATTTATCTCTAGGACTAAAGTTCTTTAGACCTTCTAATGCCGGTGTAGTCTTAATGAGTCGTCTCTCATTCGGAATGACAAGAACTGCATCCCCATCAAAGTCTGCACCAGACAAACGTTCTGCGACCTTAGCATGAATACCTACAGCATCTACAGCTCGATCCATAAGAGTCTTAGATTGTGGATTTCTATTATTGACAGTCAATTCTGGAATCTCAAATGTTCCACCATGAGGATAACGAATCAAAGCTACTATCTCACCATTACGAAAATTTGGTGCATAAATCTCATTAGGTTTCAACGTATTCATAGGAAGGATAGAATGCCAACTAGAACGAGGTAAAGCAGCAGCCTTAAGATGAACTGCTGATGAATCAACTTCAGTCGCATAAGTCTCTAAAAGCTTCTTACGAACAGCCGGATTTGTCAACTTCATAATTCCATCAAGAGTTGTTTGTTTTCTCTCATATGTCATATCTAATTGAGACTTAGCTAGAGTTGGACTTTGTTTAGACAACGTTTGTGGTGAAAGATTTCGAGACCATTTACTCCAATCTCCCTCAGCATTGACTATATTCATCGCCGACGTAACACGTTCTGGATCTTTAGGATCTTGCTTAAGTTGTCGAACAACAGATCCAAAAGGATTGTCTGGTTCATCCAATTTCATCGGTTTCATAACATCAAGTTTGTTAGGCAATCGAGTCTTATTCGTATGGAATTGAAGATCTATACCAGGAGGTAAATCATTTTGTATACAGCCATACCTTTTAAGTAATGAGTACCATCCACAGCAATTCGAACTTGAGCGTATGTTGATCCACCAAGAGAAAGATCTTTAGCACCAGGTCGAACATGGATTAAACCATCATTCGCACCACCACCATCTTCATCCCATACAATTTTAACACGTTTAGAGCTTATAGAAATAGGAGGTTGAATGAAGTTGAATGTATGTCCACCATCACTAGAATATTCATTGATCTGTTGAATTTTACCAGTATTAGCAGCTATATCGCGATATACAGTTCCAGGTGGAGCAAGAACCTTAATACCAGTTTTATTAGTAGCACTGCCCTGTTGAGCAACTTGAACTGTCTCTACGACATATCCCTTTTCTTTTAGAATAGCAACAGCAGTACTAAGTCTATTCTTACTAATATCCAGATGATTCTCGACACCAGTACCTATATCTATGTACCCTTTCTTATCAACAGCATCTTGAAGTAATTTAGCTGTATCTTGAAGAGCATCTGCCTTATCTGCAGCTCCAGGTGCTAGGAGCGCTCGAATGGAAGATTCATTTCTAGGTACACCATCTCTAGCCATACGCTCACCAATTTTACCATTAGAAAGACCTTTATCTTTAAGTCTTTGAGCCATTCTAATGTCGGCCTGCTTCTCTTCATTTTTGGCAATTGATTTCTTAGCACGAAGCTCTGTTGTGTTCATACCCATACCACGTGCTATATCCGGATCACTCATACCTTGTTTATGCAATTCAGAAACATAATCAAGAAATGTTTTATTTCTCTGATTCGGATCATCACCAGAACCCCATGGATAACGTCCAGATTTGTGAAGCGTACCTATGTGAGCAATATGGTCTTCTTCTGGAATTAGCATTAACTGGCCTCCATTCTGAGAGCAATAATACGCTTATCAAAAGTTTTGATCTTATCCATTATATGAATTATTACATCTGGATCGGCCTCATAGATCTTAACTTCATCATTCTGATAAATGCGTAATTCGATCTCAATCTCGAACGGTTTGAATCTATATTCAAGACAGAACAAAGCTGCGTATACTTCTAATTGATGAACAGATGTTAAGGTAGTGCCTGTTTTTAGATCATGTATACGAAGTTGATTGTTACGAAATGAAATTGCATCACAAGTTCCAAAACAGTTATCTGAATAGTACAAAATCTGTTCTGGTGTCATTCGATATCCAAGAGCATCATTAACAAACAAATTCAGACTCTTAGGACTACGAGGAAGTTTGACGCCTAAACGAATTAATTCATGAGCAAGAGCATGTAACTCTGTTCCACGTTGTGCTGCCATCGCTGTAAAGAAAACTCGTTCCATCTTATCTTCATCATAGTTGATCCAATGAAATTTACTTGGACTAAGAAAAGCGTGCTGCCCGGCGAGGTTGGAATGTTTGTTTAAGTTCATTTAACACTTCTCTCTCATTTTCGGGATAGATGAATGCTGCAAAAGACATACTATCTAATAATTCAACATATTCAGGTTGATTTGGTTGCTCTTCTGCATTTTCCGAAGGTTTGACTTCAAGCATTGCCCACATGTCTTCGTAAAGAATGAGAAGATCTGGGACTCCAGGACAATACGAACTATCATTTTTAAGAATAAAACAACCTTTAAACATATGTCGAAGTTTCTTTATTAGTCGAGATTGATAGTCTCTCTCTAACATATCATCATCCGATCCAAAAAATAGAGGAATTGTAAGTCAGTTATTCCCTCTCCTTTCATTATAGGCCACGATTCTGACGCGACTTAATACCATATAGTTTAAACAAGTCTGAACTCCTGTCCAGTAGGAAATACATATACATGATTCATGAAGGATTTGATGATATCACGATAATACAAACCATAACTAACTGATGGATCCTTTATATTGTTAAAACGCTCTCCAGTTTCAATTTCTTCGATATACGGATGTGCTTGATGGAATTCTGTAGTTTGAAATTGTTGATGATATTTTATAGCAAACCAACGTGGACGCCACATAAGATTATCAACACAACAATTCATTCGATCACCATCCGTATTAATGGGAGTGTTGAATATATTAGGATCTCTAAGATAGTATGCATCTCTCTTTAGAAACGTTTTAGCAACTAAGACAGCGACAGCTCTTGTATGGGTACGACCATCTAACACTAATGTAATCTTAGCAATACCCTGTTGATTTTGAGAAGGTCTTCTTATAAGATCATTTCTTAAACAAAGCACATTACCAAAATTACTTATTGCATAATCAGGAAATTCTTCAAGCTCTATCCATTCCTCTTTCATATTAATTCCTTTCATTTTTGAGTTAATACCATCACTTAATACCATCATGCGTTTGCCAAGATTTTTGCATGAACTTCGCTGTATATTTACTTACTTAATACCGTTGTATTAACTAAGGTAATGTAGAATAAGGATTTAGTGAAGTTTTGGCATATGGTATTAAGTG